CTGCTTGTGCTCTTTCTTCTTCTTTAGCTTGTGCTGCTGCAGCTTCTTCAATTTCTTTTAAGAACTGGTCTCTTAGTTTGCTACCAGCTGGTGATAGTTCTACACCTGCCATAGCATTTTGTTGTGGAACCATATTATAAGCGTGGAACCATTTTACGATATCGTCTCTTTTTCTTGTGTCTCCACCGGCGATTTCACTGGCGATTTTATAAAACTCTAATGGGTCTTTTATTTGTCCCAAATCTTTTTTCTTATACTGAACGTGCATTTGATAGCCCATATGTTGAGCACTATCTTTAGCTAAGTCTTTTGGCGGACCTTTGATACTTGATGCCATACCATAACCTTCTTGAATAAGACCAAAGTCATGAGCCATTTCTGGATTGCCTTCTAAAAAGCCATCGAATTCCCTTTGCATATCTTTTATCTGACTGATAGGAATAGAAACAGGTTGTCCGTCAGTTCCTGTAATGGTTATAGTTTGTCCAGCTCTTGGACTTCCTTTCATTCTCATTGGGTCGTAGTATTGTCTACCGCGTTGTTGTATGCTTTCCCAACTTTCCATTTCTAATGGTTTAGATGCACCTTCTTCAGCAATATCTAACTGTTCTTGGTATCCACCAAGTTGTCCAACCTTTCTAATAAAGTTAGGGTCAAAAATAAGTTTCTGATATTCTGGCACATCGGCTGTTTGTGTAGCTGGATTGTTTTTTAAGTTTGCATAATATTGTAGAATTGCTGGTGGTCCATTTTTACCTTCAACCTGCACACGGTCTGAGAATAAAATGTATTCGTCTTCAGTAATCTGACCATCATTAGATAACTCATCAACTAAAACACCATAGTCTGGATGTGTTTGAAAAATAGCTACTGCTTGCTTTACTTCTTCAGCAGTTGGAGCCTTTCCTTTTCCAGCCATTTTGTCCATAATTTTAGTTTGAGCTTCACTTAGACCACCGGTAACAGGAGCACCTTCTTGCTTTCTTTTAGTGCTCTTAACTTTACCTGTATTTTCCTGTAGGTCCATATCAAATATATCGTTCCCAGAAGGGACGACGTATATGGCAGAACCATCCTTAGCAGTCTGAGCCCTGTATCCACCAAGGCCATAGTGGTTGTATATCGCAGTCTTTATTTCTGCTTCTTTGGCAGCAAACGAACCAGGAACTCCAGCCTTTACATAAGACTGCTTAATTGTATTCAATGTTGCTTGTGCTTCTGCAACCGATGAACCAGCTCCAGGTTCTTGAACACTAATCTTTCCTATTTCTACTAAAGCGATATTTTTACGTGCTTCGTCTGTTCCAGCCAGTGCTACTCTTGTTTGTATCTCTTCACCAGCACCTGTAATAGCTCTAACAGTTGAAGAGTTAGGTGCATAGTGGCTATCTGCTGCTTTATCAATTGCTATTCGTCTTTGCTGTGCTTGAGCACTTTGTTGAGCTTTAGCTTTCTGAACATCAACATACATTCTAAGTAGAGCCATATCTTCTGTAGCAGATGATGAACCTTTTCTATCGATGTAGTTTGTTAAGTCTCTTTCCATTGCAGTAACATAACGACGCAAGTCTTTAGCTTGAGCTGCCATTAGTTTTCTTTGAGCCGCCTGGTTTTCTACACTCAATTGCGCCTCAGACTGCGCTATAGCAATCATTTGGTTGTAACGTTGATAATGTGTCTGCATATACTGTTGCACATAGTAGTCCGATATTGTCGAACTGTATGGGTTAGTATAAGGACCTGTTTTTGGTGGTGCCATTATTTACCCCCATAGTATGGTATTTGATTACCAGTTGGAGGAACTGTAAATGTTGGTCCTTGTCCCATACCCGGTCCATACCACTTGTTGTAGTATTGCTGATAAGGAGCATAACCAGGTCCATAAAGCTGTTGCATATATTGTTGCTGTATCATATTCTGACGAGCTGCATTTTGTTGCTGAGCATTCATATTCATTTGGCCAGACATTTCTTCGAAAGCTGCCTTTTGTCCCATGCTTGTTGTTACCTGAGCACCGACGTCGGCTGTTCCTGTAATAATAGCCTTTGTCATTTGGTTCTTTCTTAAGTCTCTTTGCTTTTTGAGTTGTTGTATCTCTGCTTCCTGCATCTTCTTCATTTCTAAGTCTGCTGAGGAAATAGCTTTNGATGTTTCGTGCTTNCCTTTAAGTTCGCTTTCTTCTTCAAGTAGCATTTGTTTAGCAACCGAACCAGCTCCAATATCTCCAGCGGCTGCCATTTGTCTACGTTCTATAGCTCTTTGCCTGCCGTGGGCTTGGATTGGGTCCATCATTTGTTCGTTCATAACTGAAAGTTCTTGGTCCGTTAGACCTAATGCATTCATATCTTGCATTCGTTCCAGTTCTTCCAACCTTTCTTTATCACTTTCAGTATAAAGAGCAGCAGCATCCATACCGCCACCGATGGCTTTCCCAACGGCGCCAACTCCCATACCAATCGCCATTAATGTAAATGGGTCCATTTTTTTCTCCTATTTGTAAATATTCGTTCTAATAATAACATTCTAAACTAATTCCTGCTCGTCCTAACCAAGTCACTTGCTCATTGCTACATCCCTGAATTCCAATGTAATGGTCTCCAGCTGCTAAAGTGGCTACAAAAGAATAGTTATATTCTCTTACCCCTTCATACATTGGTATAACATTAGCTTCTGGAGCATTGGTATACATCGTTCCGACATTCCCCATTGCTTGAGCATAATGCTTACTACCATTTCTTAATGTTCCATCGACGTCACAAGTTAACACGGTGGAAAAGAATTCTCTTGCAAAAGCACCAGTTTCATCATCAAGCGGATACATTTCCATTGTTATCTGATAGATGACAGTTGCTTGCTTTTCTAAAGTAAAGTTAACATAAGTTCTGGGAATAGGCGTGTTTCCATTAGGCGTTGGATATGTAGCAGTCGGGTCATTCAATAAACCTAATGCCGCGTCTCCTAAGCTTATACCAACTGCACCAATTGTAAACTTAGGAAGTTCTGGTGCACCTTGCACTAAACCAGTTGCAAACTCATGTTGATTTATAGTCGCATTATAAAAACCATTCATTACTTGAGGAGCACCTACCCATCTAAAAGCAGATGAAATATCTACACTGAGCATGTTTCCATTAGTCCAGGTTTTGATAGCATTATTGTTTGCTTCTATTTTATCGCCTTCTATTTTAGAACCAGCTGCAAAAGTATTTGGTATTGTAATCGCCATGTTTTCTCCTAAGGTGTATGACTATTAGTGTGAATAATAGCCGATACTTCAGCTTCACCTATGCAGACAGACATCGATACTCCTCTTGTTGGAGTTCCTAATGTTCCATCGCACGTTTGGTCTTCTAAATAAAGGAATGCATTAGAAGTATTACCATCCATTCTCCAAACTCCGCTTGTGTAGAGTTGAATACCATATAGTGTCATTGCTGTATTTGCTTTTAGTGTTATGCAGCCGCTAACTGAATAAGGTCTTCTAACTCCTCCTGATGTTGCATCATCACCAGTTGCAGAAAACGTGTAACCAGGGTCATCGTCTGATGTTCCTTGAGTTAGTGTGCACATATCAACTACTGAACAATGTGGAAAGAAAGCTGCTGCTTGNTAGTTTTTTGTCATNCCAGTTGTTGCTGTAGATGGGTCAATAACTGTAGCATAATACATATTTGCAGTAGAAACTGTCTTAAAGTCTGCATCATTATTAGCATTGCTTGTTGTATTTACTTTTGGATAGATAAGGTAACACCACTCGCCAACCCCACTGCCGTTAGTGGAACCATCCGGTCTTGCCACATTAGTAATAAGCTGGGATGCGTGTTGACACAGTAAAGCATCAACACCTGACGGGTTTAGTTGTGGTCTTACCTTAAAAATATTAACTGTCCATTTTATTCTGACGATATCGTTAGTTACTAAACCGATACCATTTGTTCCATCTCCTACTATAAGTTTTGTTCCATAACCTGGAATTGTCGTTGCTAAACCTGAAATATTATGATTGATAGGACTTTCCCTTACTGCATCATTAGCAAAGTTTCCATAGTTTGTAGCTACTGGAATAGGTGTTGTTCCTAACGCAGGTTCGTAATCATTAAACTGTGAGCCTCCCCATTTTACATTTACATTTGCACCAAAGTTTCTTGCATCAATTCCTTCAGTTCTGACATTACCATTGTTAACTTCACCGCTTTGTGTTTCAATGTCTGCATANATGTCATTAACCCTTGTCGCATTAGTAACACCATTATCAGGCCAGTTCCTACTAAATTTTCCTACTCTTCCCATTATTTTCTCCTATTGATTGCTACTATTTCGCCACCAAAGAAATATAAGACAACTGATGATGCGGAATCTTCAATGAAAGGGTTTAGTCGATAATGAATACTTATTTCACCGTTTCCTTGGGCTACTGGAAAAGTAGCAGAAAGATTGACGTTATTCCAGCCCATAAACTGTGGGCCACTTTCATGAACGATAGAACCATTATACCGTATTTGCCATTGCACGTATTTAGGAGCAACTGGTGCTGTTCCCCCTTTGATATTGAATGTTCTATACTTTGGAATAAAAGTTTTAGTATTATATTCGACTGTAAGCATACCTTCTTCTAAGTCCATACCATCAAGAGCAGCGTTTTTAGCTCTTATCCACATTCCACCGCTTCTAAGGTTAACGCTATCTTTATAACGCAGACCGTAGATTTCGTTTCCTCTTGGGTGGTTAGCAACTGCTGCATTAAAGATAAGGTCTTTACCACATACACTTTCATCAACTGAAACATTATTCTTTGTAAATATTTTTACTAAAGCACCTTGCTGGACTACTGGTTCTGTAATGATAGATTCTTTTAAGTTTTCTCTATCAATGTTATTGTTTATATTGTCTATCCAGTCGTTGATAGCAATGTCTTGTTCTCTACCATTTATGATGGTTTCGTTTTCTATACTTTTTCTATTCCATCTATAAGCCATTATGAGCCCCCTGGTCCAAGACCTTTTCCTCTACCTGTTTGGGTAGGTGTTGAGGTAAATTCTATTGAATAACCGACGATATTAAAGCGATTGTTTGTTTCAACTTGAAAGGCAAAACTACTTGCAAGCTTTATCGGTATTGATATTCTTATTTCTGTTGGCCTATTATCTTGCCATTTAGAACTATCCCATATCGCTCCATACGTTGCAGTTGAAGGACCGGTTACATAGTTTGGTTGGTCTGGATGGTCTGGTATAGACATAGTAAAGTTCTGTTCTTGCACATCTGTTGCATCTATGGTGCCTGAATAGTTGTATTGCACATCTTCAGAATGCCAGCTTCCATCTCTAAAATATTGTATTCCTATCTGTTGCTGACCATATGTGTAAGCGTAGAGATAAATGTATTTTACTTGTTTCTTTTGTGGCCCATAACCAAAGTCGTGCCATTGGCTTCTAAAGGTAGAAGTAGGTGCTGGTCCCGGGTCTATCTTCTTTTCTGCACCATCTGGTCCAACTACAGTTCCCATTTGTCTGGTTGATGAGATAACATATAAACCATTACCTACATTCTCACCAATCTCTTCTGCATTATACTGGTTGGCATTTCCTTTTTTATGACCAAAAATAAAGTTACCATCGTAATCAACTGTAGCACAGGCAATAGGCCAGCCGTCTCTTAGAGACCAACCACCATTTTGATGAAGCACTAAACCAAGTTGAACTTGATTGTCGCCTTCCCAAGGAATAAAACATTGATATTCTTTTTGTTGAGGCCAGTATTGTGCAATTGCTCTGGCTGCACCACTCCTACTCATCCCTTCAATAATGAAGTCCATACCAGTTGATAGCTTAGTTAGTTTCAATTCATAACCACTAAAGTTACCTTGAATAGCGTAGATACCGTCTTCTGATAAAAATACTATTCCTACACCTGGAACTGCTTGTATTGTTGAATGACTTTTACAACCAACACCTTCAATAAAGGGTGTTATTTGGAAGTTGCCAGGGGTCCCTGTAATAACATCTATAGCTCTTTCTCTGAATACGAACAGGTTATTATAGTAAGAGTATAAACCTGTAACGTCGCCACCCTGGCGGTTCCCTACGTCAAAGTAATTCGTAGCTCCGAAACTATCCATTTGTAATGCATTAGAGTAGTAAAGAGTTGAAGGTTGGTTTTTACCTCCATCAATAAATAAGCAATTGTTAAAAGATGCTGCAAACCTTGGAGCCTGAGATGGCATAACTATAGAAGTTGATGGGTCAGGAGCTAAGTCACCTAACTGGTCGTCTTCTAAGTAATCTACAAAGTCTTCAGTTACATTATCATATATCATTGCAGCAAAGAAAAATGCAGATGCTGAATTGTTTTTGGTTCGATAAATCTTCCTGGCTACAGTTCCTTCTGGTCCGCTTGGAATACCAGTTATTAGAACACCAGTGCGAGACGTTACGTTAACGCCATCTTTAGCAAACTCTGTTGTTGTCCATATTACCTTATCCGACTGCTGACTTATAGGGCTCTCAGAACCATTCTCGTTTATGTATGATACCTTATAGAAATACTCGTTAACGTGGTCTTTATCTTTACTTCCAACACCAGGCCAGTTTTCACTTTGAGGCGAACCTAAACCTGCAACTTCTGGCGACATGTAGTCTTCAGAACTAAAATAAAAATAACCACCTTTTCTGGCTGATGGGTCAGATGCTGGGTTCCGAGGTGAAACAGGTCCTGGTGCTTCAGGCCAACCAACTGGGAATAGTTTATTCTTACCTCTGTATTTTACTATACTATTGTTTCCATTAGCTATTACAACATAGTTACCGTGAGGTTCATAAGTTGTCAAATAGTCTCCAACAGCTGGAGGTTTTCTACCACCTTGAACGAGTTCTGCTTCTTTCTTTGAACCGTTAACTTCGTATATTTCGTTTTCTTGTTCAAACAAAAGACTTTGCTTTGCTCCATTATGGCTTGCCCAACAATAGACACCCCATACCGGACCGTTCTTTGGATAAGGACCAGTTCCTCCAATGAGGTATAGGTTTTCCCCAGTAAAGTATCTTTCAAAACCAAACTCATTATGCCAGCTTTTTGTTTTATCGTCAAATAAAAAATTGACCATTTGGTTGCAGGCATTTTGCGGTGTTGGTCGCCCTTGATACATACCTTTGATATGTGGGACTTCTTTTTTTCCTGATGCTTTCATTGTTTCCCTACGTATGCGTGAGTGTTACAAACGGCTTAGTCCAAACCGGTCCATTACGGTAACCAGCTTTGATGTTTGGTCCTTGCTTAGTCTGTAAATGTTTAGTCTCACATTTTAACAGTTCTCTATCAGCTTTACGACGATAGAATTCGGCTTGAGGGATATTGTTAAATTTCTGAAAAAGTTCTTCACAAGCTCTATAAACAAGATAACGATGTGTATCAGGCGGGCTGAGTGGTGTATCATCATCTATTGTTAGACGTTGTGGTTGTTGAACATAACGAAGTCTGATAGGAAGACCTAAATCATTACCAGTTGTTCCTGCTGGTCTTGGAAATAGTCTTACTCTCCAACATCGTCCTTCATTTTCTGGTGCTCTTGGTAATGACTTAAACCTTTCTAAGTTTGGAACAAATAAAGTATTTGGCCAATCGAAACTGGTATCATCATCCAGTATCTCAATGAAAGGAGCAGCAAAACCAGAACTTGACATTGCATTATTATTATATGTCCACGCTGAAATATCCCTAAACAGCGAATCTGAATATTCTTTACCACCNACGGTAACACTTTTTATTCTCATATAAAGTCTTTTATTTAGGCCACGAAAGTGTGCCAAAGTTGTATCTCGAGTATCAAAACGCAGATTAGCGTTAGCAAGAGTAACCGTATGTGGAATGGGGTCTGATAAAGGACCAGGAACACCATCATACACATAAGCATACTTAAACTCATAATCACCTTGAGGCCAGAAGTCAGAAGCTACACCATAGTCTGTAATGGTAAGGTCTGACTTTAGAGGGGCGAACTCTTTTGCTTGTATTTCACCTATTTTCTCTGGAGCTGTGTCGTAAGCTACCCAATCTGTAGGAGCACCAACCAAGTCTAACTTAAGGTTTAGCTCTTCATCACGACGTCTTGTTAACTGATACATTGCTCTGTAACCAGCTGTTCCATTCTTTATAGGGTTTCTAATATTTATAGCCATTGGATAGTCGCAGTCCATTGGCAAGAAAAGATAACGTTGCATTATCTTACACGTAACTGTAGCGGCATTGGATGATTGCCATCCCATCCACTGGTCATTCCATTGTGGTTGTTGCCTACCACCGACTTGTTTTTCTAAATGTAGTTTTAGTCCATTCAAAGTTATTTGACTAATAATGTATTCACCATTATCATCATTATCTACACAACCCGATATCTGAACATGACATCCTCTATATCTATAAGGAATGCCGGTTCCAGTAAGGTTTATTTCCTTGTTAGGCGCACCTGAAGTAGCAGTTGTAGATAAACCTGTAAATGTCTGGTCAGGTAACGTAAAGTCGTCTAACGTCGCTTGACTAAATGGCCAAGGATGTAAAGACATAAACTCCAAATAAATTTCGTTTATTACTCTATTCACCTGGTTCCGATAAGAGACTATATTGGGGTCATAATCAATAATGGACCCAACCATCTCTCTAAGTTGTGATAGCTTCATAATAACCTCTTAAAAAGAAAGCCCGTTTTTCCTTTACCCCCACGGAGCCGGGAGGCACTGTTCATCAAGGAGCAGCGGAATGCCTAAAAACCGCTGGGTATACTATACCGGGTATACCAGCCGGAAAGAAGTTAAGTTCTTAGAACCATTGTGGCAAGAGACATACAGTTGCAGTAACTGAAGTCGAAGTCGCAACAGTATCAATGGCGATAGCTTGTGGTGTTTCTTCTTGACCAATGGTAAACTTATAAAATTTACCAGTGACGTTTGAAGCTACGAGCCAATCACCTGGGTTGATACCGATGTTACCAGCTTGGTTTTTACCTTCTACAGCTGCTTCACAAATACCACCTACGACGACATCAATAAAATCTGCTGATTGCGGGTCTCCAGCTGCATCAGATACCGAAGTTCCACCAGTAAGAGCAACACCTACGATGTTGGTTCCCTTTGTGGCTGCACTTTTGATAACTTGCATTACTGCTTCTCCACCAGCAAGATTTGCGTAATCGATAGAGACGAGGTCTCCAGCGGCAATTGTTAGTGTTGTAGCTGCTACTACGGATGGTGCTACTTGAAACCTTTCTATCTTTCTTCTGTTGGATGCTGTAATAGTTTCAGCACCTACGGAAGGAGATTGATTGAGTTCATCTACACCATATAACTTTTGAATAAGTGAGCTTGTTGACATAATATCCTCCTATTAAGCTTGAGCGTTACAGATAAGACCTTGAGAAGCCAAGTGCTGAGCATAAAGCTGACACCTAACATAAATCTTAGCACTGCGTGCGCAGTAACCAGAAATAGTCTCGAAGTCTGACATTTTGAAGTTAGCGTCTGTATCCATTGCAAGTCGTAGATAGTCAGTATTTAATGCATAACCAGAAACTGCCTGAGTTGAAGGAGCAGCGGCTCCAGCAGGAAGGAATGGGTCAACATACATCTGAGCACCGTGGAATGCAAGGGCCAAACGTCCACCATCTAAAGTATCTTCACCGATGAAACGTTCGTTTGCATAAAGAAGTCCTTTGTAAAGTGAATACATCTCGGCTGAGGCAAGGATAAGGTCCGGAGCTCCAGCGTTCGGTGTTCTATTTTGACACTGAATGTATAAGTCAGTTAAGTTAGTAATACCAGTTCCAGCACCACCACCAAAACCTGCAGCACATTGCACTACTTGGTTCTGAAAGTCGTTAGGGAAAGCAGCTTTAGAGATACCACCAACGCTGTTGGTCTGGGCGCCGAATGCTTCGTGCTCCAAGAAACCATTAGCAAGGGTTGCACCTTGAAGGGTATTAAGTTCAGTAAGAACGGTTGATGTTCCTGCAATAACCTGCTTTTCAAACTCACGTTGAAGCATTCCCATTACGGACTTCATACGAGCTTCAGCGATTGATACGATAGCGCGTTCACCTTTATTGGAAAGTTCTTCCTTTTCGGTGATAACGATAGGAGCAACAAAGTCGCACCATTCGAAGTTTGCGTTACGTAGCGAATCTGCTACAGCAAGGTTTACTGGTTCATAACCGGTGCTCAATTGTGTAATAGAGCTGTGGTCTGCTAAGATTAGTGGAACAGAAAGTTTTTGTCCACCGTCGAATAAGTCAATTTGTCCTTTCTTCTTCAATTGTGAAAGAAGAGGCGTCGCCTTGAAAAGGTTATCTACCTCCTCGTCCAACAATATACGTAGAGTTGAGGACAGTATCGCATTTGATATAGCCATTATAAATTTCCTCTTGTTATTTTGCTATTGTTTAGATTTGATTTTACACTTTGGAGTATCCTGTCGGGTTCCAGAGGTTGTCCTTTCGTAGTGCGACGTAAGGGCCTGTCTATAATATGTATTATGTTTTTCACTTTTTACCCTCTTTTTGTGCTTGGACCCATTTGTATAGGTCATAGCTTGAGAGGCCTTTCGGCGGCTTATTGCCGGTAATAGTGTTTCCGGCACTGACCTTAAGTCCATAACTACGTGCAGCATCTTTGTATCGCTTATTTTCTGCTTCAAGGGCTTTCGCCTTCTCCGTCTTAGCTTTACCTTTCACTATGTAGTATGCATTTTGTAGGTCTAAATTTTGATTTCCTTTAAGTAATGTAACTATATCACTCTTATACTCAACGTAATCTGGATGTTTTGAGGTCCAGTCATCTAACTTTGCTTTACGTTGTTGAAGGTGATATTCTTCTTGCATTGGCTTTATCATATCCTGCATTCGTTTAGCTACCTCTTCTTCAATACGCTTATTAAAGCTTTCTGTATCGTAAGGGTCTAAGGTAGTTTCACGGCTGGCAACTTCTTGTAAGTTATCCATATGTTGCTGGTTCTGATGAAAAGCCTGCATCTGGGATTGTAAGTCTTTTCTTTGAGAAGCTAACTCTTGAGTTTTCTTTGTATAACTCTTTCTGATGTTAGCTAATATCTTTTGAGCATCCTCTGGCAGACCCTGAATAACTTGATTGTAGTTGATACCTTTATGGTCACCATCTGGTAGTTCCACATTGGCGATATCGTCCAAGCTAATAGTTTCTGTATTGGCTGCTTTATTTACGGCTTGGGGTATTCCTTCCGCTTCAGCATTTGCTTGATTTAGCGCTTTACCGATATTATCTGTAATAGCTTTGGTGCTAAAGTCAAAGTCTTTATTGGCATTATTTTCTGATGATTGCAGTTCTGTGCTTTCATCAGAAGTCCCAGTTCCTGGGGTGTTTCCGATTTCTTCACTCATTATAGTCCTCCTATGACATTCTTGAGAGTATTAGTTCGTCCTCTTCCATTCCTGGAGGGGACACTGGTGCAGGGACATCAACTTCTACCACTTCTTCTACTTCTACAGTAGCTTCTTGCGGCTTGGCGAGGTATGCTCTGAATGCATTATCTTTAGATAGAGCATCAAGTTTTCCGGCTGCTTCTTTGAGAGAACGGTCATCTTCGAGGTCGCCTAAAGCGAATACGTCATCCCATCCATAATCAGATGCTGCAGCCATTATCATTGAAAGAGGACGAGTAACGCTTTCAGGAATAGGACCATCTTCAATTGGTTGGTCAAAACCTTCTACATCTTCAAGTCCTGGAAAGAACTTAAGGACTTTGTTAATGCCTCGTGTTAACACGTTTAGTGCTTCTTTACTGTAATCACCTATTGGGCTTATCTCTTCAAAAAGCTGACCTTCCATTTCATCTGCTAAAATAGCATCTTCTTCCATTCCTGGCGGAGGTGCGATAGGTTCTTGTAGGTTGATAAACTCTTCAGTTATATCTACTTCTTTTAATTGTGCCATTTATTTTCCCTCCTCAGGAGTATTGTCACGCTTAATGAGACTTTTCTTTGTGAGAGCCCCACTATCTTTCATTTGTTGTTCTGTAAATACTTCAGCACCAGCAAGGCCTCTACCTTCTTCGGTATTACCGTGTTTCTCTACTGCTTCGTTATACTTAACTATTGTTCGTTCGTGTTGTTCCAAACGTTTTGTTTCTTTATCCATAACATAGTCTGTGTGACTATGCCAGTTTGATGCATCATAAGCATCACCATAAGGTATCAACCCTTTTGCTTTTGCTTTTTGTCGCATATCCGCATCAGAATATACAACACACCCAAGGCCTCGGTTATAGGTTCCATTGACCCCATACTTACCTGTGCTTTCCCAACTGGAATGTCGGGCTATAGTAGCAAACTTTTGCCAAAGCTCGCCTCCACAACTGCAGCGGTTTTCCTTCGGAAAGGCTTCCCGTTCTGCGAATGTTAGTAGTTCTTCATGAACATACTCACACTCCTTACATTTGAATTCATAAAATGGCATATGTTATTTGTCTCCTTTAGACACTTCTTGCCCCCGGCATAGATAGATTAGCCGGCCCTATAGGGGCTTGTAGTTGAGCCGACGTTTGAACCGTTTCCTGAGCGTTCGGTGGTATTTCCACTGCTGCCCCTTCTCCCATAGGAATATTAGCCGCAGCTTGTGATTGCTGTGCCTGTATTGCTTGTTGTGTCTCCTGCACGATATAGTCAGGCAAGCCTAAACTATTTACAAGCTCCTTTAGAAGGGTGTCAGGTGGAACACCTAAACTCTGGAGTAACGGAATTGATTGTATAAATTCTCTTTTTCTAACTGTTTCACTAATAGGTGTTGATGCTTGGTCGATAGCATACACATAAAACTCTTCAGATAAATCATCTGGTGTAATAACCATAGGTTCGTTATCTACTTGAATAAGGTCTCTAATATTATCCTCATCAATGTAAAGTCCTAAGATACTGATGTAGCACTTGGCTATTTCTTCTATTACCCAGTCTCTTTCTCTTGCAAGTCTTCCAATCTCTGTAGATGTGTAAGCAGCCAGAGCAGCGATTTCCGTCGCTGATGCTCGTGTGGCTTCGCCTCGAGTAAAAGGCGCCAGTATAGAGCCTTGGTCTTTGTCATCTTGCACCATCCTATAGTAAGCTTCCATTTCTGAAGGCATTGGGTTATGGGGAATAGGTTTGATTATTCCATCCATATTATCCTCATCTATCTCAATGAACAAGCCATCGATACCTGATACTACTTGTGCCATTTGGTCTTCATCCAGACTACCGGCTTTTACAAGGTATTGACGAGCACACTTTCTAACTGCATTAGCTTGAAAGGTTCTAATAAGATTGATTTCAAATAGTTGGTCATAAACTCTGGCCATAGCTGAATAACCTATCATTGGTTTGTCAGGAAGCCTATTAAAGAACACCGGAACTATTGGCACTATTGGTTCATTATTATTGTTTCTAAAAGGTATTCTCGTCTTATCTAAGAACTTTTCTCCACCCATCCAGTTAGGTGTCCAGAAGTAGAGCATATCGTTTTGAAAGTCATAGAACTCACATATTTCAATGTAGCGGAACATATCACTACCATCACCAGCTACCATATCTGGAGACTTCTCTTGTTTGTCTTCCATAAACTTATCAAAGTATTGCTTATAAGATATACCATTGAAGTCTTTATTACCAAACCGCTCTTTAGCCTGAAGGAGTGGCATATAATAAACATGACCGACATAGCGGCTTTCTTTCCAACGGGTAGCATCTCTATCTACGATTACCTGCCAAGGAGGAACTGCAACACTATCAACTCTGTCGTATACATTATCTGCTTCTCTTGGAAAGAGCTTCATATAACTATTAGGATAAATAAGAGCAAGACGTGAGGCATCCTCAATTGGAGAACGTTGTTTGATAAGGAAGTCATTAGCCAATGCTTGTGCTTTCTTAATATCGCCAGTTCCCTTCAAGCCGTTCTTAACAACAACCCCTGGGTTCTTGGTGAATAACGAGCTTATGTAACTCTCAATAAAGCCATAGCCATCAGCGGTTTGCACTGTTATCTGTGAAGGGTCCATTCTCTCACCACTCCAAAAGCGGCATTCATAAACTCTCTTATATCGATACATATCGTTTTTCTGGTCATCCCAGTAACGTTTGTGCCCTTGGACGATAGCTGCTAACACACGTGCATTTAGGTCAAACTTACCCATAAGTTACTCCTGCTGGACGAAAAGGCAAAGGGCCAAACTTCCTTATCTTTCTGGCTTTTGCTTTTTTCTTAAATTCTTCAATAAGTTCCCGCTTCACTTGAAAGAAACTGGGAGCTGGTTTTACTTTAGCCATCCATAAGGCTAAGCATGTAGCCATTGTAAGGTCATCATGGCTACCTTTTAGTGCTGCATTAGGAACACCGTTATCACCTGTCTCAATCACACGCAACTCACTCCATAGATATTTACTAACCGTCGATATGTCACCCTCACAAATGAGGTCACGTAGATGGTCATAAATAGCTATCTTGTTGTGTTTGTTTGTTCTCCAATATTTTCCCTTATCATCTTTCCAGATGTTCTTTAGTTTCCATTCTCGTAATCGTGAGATAATAACCTCCCCTACACCGTTCTGCTCTACTATTGTCCAGGGTTCGTTGAACTCAAAGTATTTCTCAAATACTACATCAGCAAAATTGTGAGGTAAAATGTTATTACAACGATAGTGATAAACCGGCTGGTTCGTAGTTCTACTTACCACAGTTATCGTTGAGTAATCGCCACCAGCGCCTGATGCTACGTCTACACCCATAGAGTATACATCATCCATTCTTGGCTCTCCGGCGACGTAATGGTCAGGACCTCTTCCTGTATCAATACGGTCCAACCGGTCTATCACATCTGTTGGGAACCATAAGTTTGAGTTGCTGAGGAATGCTTCATCTACGGTAGATGGAAACTCCTTACGAAACTTCTCTAAACCTATACTGTTCACCTTAGTTCTTCTCCAATACATCTGACCTTTGGTAAGATTGAAGTTAGTCATCATCTCTTCTTCTAATGCGTCCAGGTCTGGGACTGAAGCTTGGTGGAAACGGCTCTTCGCCGTGTAGTTCTTATGTTTATACCAAGGGAAGAAACAAAGCGACCAACCGTTCTTACCAGCATCTGTAATCAATTGATGATACTTATCACCTGGCACATTGGGAGTTGTCTCTATCACTATCTGTCCGTCTCCTACAGAGGCCACAACGTTTGCTAAGAGTTCTTCTTGGTCGTCGAAAAAGGCGAACTCTGAAATGTGAGCGGAGTTGAAGGTGAAGCTTCGAGTTGCTCCAGCTTTACCGCCGGCTGTGAAACTTCGAAGGCTGGCTTTTGTGTCAGCAAATTGCAAGGTGCGGTTACTTGACTTGCTAAGCTTGCGCTGGAGTGGTCTTGGGAGCTTAAGGTAGAATTGCTTGTCCATTGAATGTAAGTGGTCGGCACTATCTCGTGTGTATGATATGATTGCGTGAGTGGTTGGCTCGCCGCTTGTGTATTGCTTCCACAAGAAGTAGGCTCGGACGAGGGTGCTGCATCCAATTTGTCGAGCCTTGAGGACAATAATTTTGTTAGTTGTTGTAAGTTCATCGAGTAATTCCTCTTGTTCATCGTTAAGGGTGAAGGGCACCATCTTGTTGGTTTTCTTGTCAAGTATATGTAGAAACTTAAAGAAGATACGTGGGTCGCTCCTTAGTTTCTGCATCAATGTTCCTGACACTTTACTCAACGTCAGACCCGCCTATAACACGAAGAATATCTTCCATGCTACCGTCACTACCGAACTCTTGTCTATATTTTACAAGAACTTGACATAGTTCCATAAAGGTTCTGGGTGATGCTTTCCAGTCATCAAGGTCATTGGCCTTCACGGCTAACAACATGACTGATGTAATAATCTGTTCAAGGTCACCGTCGTGGATGGCCTTCTTAAGTTTTGCCTGATATGTTGTAGATTTCTTTTTCATNGT